TCAATTTATAGAGGAACACCAAGATTAAAACCAGCATTTAGAACTATGCAACTCCTTAGCAATATGAGAAGTTTTCAAGATAACTTCTTCAAAAACGGAGCAGTTCCAGGTTTAGTACTTAAATCTCCAAATACTCTTTCTGAGAAGATCAAAGAAAGAATGTTACAAGCATGGAGTATGAGATACAACCCAACAACAGGCGGTAGACGCCCACTTATTTTAGATGGCGGATTAGAAGTATCTACCCTAACAAATATTAACTTTAAAGAACTAGACTTTCAAAGTTCCATTACTGCTAATGAAAAAATTATATTAGAAGCTATGGGAATTCCACCAATCTTATTAGACGGTGGTAACAACGCAAACATTAGACCCAATCACAGATTGTACTATCTCGAAACTGTCTTACCAATCGTAAGAAAGATGGGATATGCACTAGAACGATACTTTGGATTCTCACTATCTGAGGATGTAACAGGAATACCTGCTTTACAACCAGAACTGAGAGACCAAGCAGCTTATTATGCAACACTTGTTAATACTGGAATTATAAGTCCAAATGAAGCAAGAGAAGCAATAGGCAAAGAACCTGTAGACGGATTTGACGATCCAAGAGTACCGCAAAATATTGCAGGCTCTGCCGTTAATCCTGAAGAGGGAGGTCGACCACCAGAGTCGTCACCAATAGAGGAAAACTAAATTATGACAAAAGATATGATGGCTAAAGCATTATCTGACTTTTTCGGTAAAGAAGGAGTCGAAACAATGGATTTACAAACCTATAAAAGTCATGGCGTGAAAGCACCTGTTAAAGATTATATGCTTAGAAGAGCATTTGGATCTTGGAACAGAGTATTATCAGCTATGAAGAAAAGACATCCAGTAGTTGTTGCTGTAGAAGCTCCAACACCTACTCCTGCTCCAGCCCCAAAGGCTAAGAAAAAAGCGGGGAAATAACAATGGAAAAGATTTTTCACTGGACTAGCACTTTCAAATCACTAGGCGAAAACGAAGATGGTGGTGTAGATATTAAAGGATCTGCTAGTACCAACGCTCTTGATAGAGCAGGCGACATAATCGAAGCAGATGCTTGGACAAAGGGTGGGTTGGAAAACTATAAAGGTAATCCAATTATTCTGTTCAATCATAATTACGATAAACCGATTGGTCGAGCAAAAGATTTAAAAGTTACAGAAAACGGCTTAGAGATATCTGCAAAGATTTCTAAAGCTGCTGGAGATGTAACACAATTAATTAAAGACGGTGTCCTTGGAGCTTTTTCTGTTGGTTTCAAAGTCAAGGACGCTGATTATATGACTGAAACTGACGGATATAAAATAAAGGACGCAGAGCTTTTTGAAGTTTCTGTAGTATCAATACCTTGCAACCAAGGGGCAACTTTTGGATTAAGCAAATCATTTGATTCTATGGAACAATACAACAAGTATAAGCATACTTTTTATACGGCTAACTTAAACGATTCAGCAGATGCTGTTGAAATTGAGCAGCCAAGTACGGCGAAAGCCACAACGGAGACAAATATGTCAAAAGAAAAACAATCTCCTGAGAGCAACCCAGAGTTCGATCTTAACTCATTTGCTACTGAAGCTGCTGAAAAAGCAGTTGCACAGTATGCAATGAAACAAGCCGAACTTAAAGCTGCTGAACAGAAGGCTGCAGAAGAATTAGCTGAAAAAGCTACTGAAGAAGCTGAAGTTCAAAAAGCCTCCGAGGAAGCAAAACAGGAAGAGCAAAAAACTGTAATCCAAGCTGGATTAACAGGTGCTGAAAAATTAATGTCTGACGTTGAGAAACGTGTGAATGAGAACCACTCTAATTTAGAGACTGTTGTCAAATCACTAGAAGCTCAACTAGCAGAGAAGTCTGAAGAAATCATGAATATTCGTGAGTCAAAAAGACATTTCTCTGACAGACAAGGTAACAACTCCGATTGGAAAAAATCCTTCGAGCAAGACATTGCAGATGCTAAATTTGCAGGTCTAGCTACTGGTAGAGGATGGGAAACTCCAATGGCGAAATCTTTAATGGAAAAAGTTAACCAAATGTCAGGTGTTGACGTTTCATCTGCTGATTTCGAACAAGTTGTTTCAACAAATATCGAAAGAGATATTCAAAATGAATTAGTCTTGGCCCCTCTATTTAGAGAAATTCCAATGACTTCTGCTAATATGATTATCCCAATCTTACCAGATTCAGGTTATGCTGAATTTACAGGTAACCAAGCTGCTTCAGGTTCTGCACCTCATGGTAATTTAGACCCACGAGGCGATGCTTATGATCCTGCAAACGGAGCTGGTATAGTTATGGCTGAAAGAACTCTTTCAACTAAAAAACTTATTTCTCAGTCTTACTTAGGTAATGAAACTGAAGAAGATGCTATTATGCCAATCTTACCTCTCATCAGAGAATCAATGGTAAGATCACATGCTAGAGGTATTGAAAATGCTATCCTAGCTGGTGATGATGCTGACGGTGCATACGGAACAAGTGGTGCGGCTTTTGAAGGACTCCTTCATTTAGCACGTAATGACAGTGATTTTACACAGTCAGCTACTGCTTTCGCAAGTGACACTGTTACAGCTGCAGAACTTCTTTCAATGAGAAAAAACATGGGCAAATATGGTGTTAACCCATCTGACGTAGTTTATATCGTTTCACAACGAACATATTTCGAACTACTAGAAGATGCAGAATTCCAAGATGCTAATTTAGTAGGCGATATGGCTACTAAACTAAGTGGTGAAATTGGTCAAGTATTCGGTTCAAGAGTACTATTATGTGACGAGTTCGCTACTCCAGCAGTATCTAAATTCGCTGCTATCGCAGTTAACCCTAGAAACTACGTATTACCAAGACTCAGAGGCGTAACCGTCGAGTCTGACTACGAAGTTGCTGCACAACGCAGAGTACTAGTTGCTTCACAAAGAATTGGCTTCACCGATCTAATCGATGGCGTTACTTCTAAATGGGGACACATGTACAAAGGAAGTTAATATTTAGCTTAGACAGGATTCGTGGGGCGGCCTTAAACGCCCCACACTTTTAATTATGGCAAATTTAGTAACATTACAACAGTATAAGGACTTCACCGGAATCACAGGTGTGAATGAAGATGCGAAAATAAATGTTATAGTGCCAGCCATAAGTCAAGCAGTAAAAACTTACTGCGGCACGTCATTTGTTGATTATTATTCAACAGATAAAACAGAGTATTTTGATATTCAAGATGATTATACAAATGCTATTTTAGTGGATGAAAGCCCACTTGTCAGCGTCTCTCTGGTAGCAGAAAGAACAGGACAAGATGACTCATATACAACTCTAATAACTGGTAACTCAGATTCTAGTGGTAAGTACGAATACGTAGTAGACACTGAACGAGATACTATTTTTAGAACAACTGCAACTGCAGATAAAGCTTTTCCAAAAGGAAGAGCGGCAGTAAAAGTTACATATAGGTCAGGTTATGCTTCGACACCCGAAGATTTAAAACTGGCATGTTTTGATTTAGTAAAATATTATTTGAAAGACGAAAGAAAAGAAAGATTAGCAATAGCAGGAGCTTCAATACAAAATAATGTATCTACAAGTTTAAGAGAAAACATAGGATTTCCAGACCATATAAAGAGAATACTAGATTTCTATAAAGTACACAAGTAAATGGCAATAGCAAATCTCAAAAAAGAGATGCAAATGATTGTCGATATGATCGAAAGACCTGACTTAAAACTAGATAAAAATACAAGGTTTTTAAGAAAATTTATGGATGGTGAGTATGGAACATACTCAACAACAAAAGAAGATCTTAAAGTTCAGTTAAGAGGTATTACTCAAAAAACTGGTAAAAAGATAATGGTTGAAAGCGAAAAAACAGGAAAACTAATTTCAACAGGTCGAAATGAAAGAAAGTCAATCTTTGAACTTGATCCATCATTAGAAAAAGGATTTGAAGACTTTGCAAATTTTTGGTGGGAAGCCGCTAAAAAAGTATTTAAAAGTAAAAAAACTGGTTCTCTAGTTGTAGAATCAAGCATAACTGATACAAACTTAGAGGTTACTTGTTTTCAAGAAAAGAAAGGCAGTGGTAATGTTTTTAAATACTTTCAAGACGGACAAAAAGACATATTAGATCTTATAAAAGATAAGGGGGATGATTTAGCAGATAGAATAATTCAAGCTGCAAAAAAACCTTCAGGTGCAAGCGCTTTCTTTGATGTAGGACATACAAGTGCTGTTGCAGAGACAAAATTAAGTACACTTGTAGCAACTATAGCAGATTCTTCAGAAGTAGAGGCAATTTTTGGGACTAAAGAAGCAGGAAAAAAATTAATAACAAAAACTGCTCAAGATTCTATTAATAAAGCAAAGCTTGAAGTAACTCTTGATGATGATATTGAAATAAGACCGAGTGAAGACGGATTTTCTGGAGTGCACTCAGTATCTTATAAACCAGAGTCTTGGACAGAAAACCAAATTGAAAAAAATGCACAAGATCAGTTAGCTGGTAAGATTATTAGGCAAGAAGAAGGCGGAATATTATCAGCATTAGAAGGGTTACTAGAAGCACAATTAGAAGGCTTAACAAAAAATAGTAAGGAGTATATAAAAAGAAAAGGATCTCACTCTATTGAAGATATGGCATTTGGATTACTAATTAATAATCCAACTATGAGAAGGGTATACCAAAAAAGATTAGCAAAAAACTTATCTAAATATACATTCAAACCAAAAAGTAGAAAAAATAATACAACTGCAAAGGCTAAAATGAAAAAGCCTAAAAGAATTTTAATAAAAGGAGGCGGTTTAGTAAAAATACCAGTTTCTCAAAGTGTTAGAGCAAAAGTTCAAAAACAAAATGAGCCTACAAAAGTAGAAGGAGGCGCTAATGAGTTGATGCAAAAAGCTTTTGAAACTAGAGCTTTTGTAAATTCAAGATTAGGTAAAACAGTTGTAGGGAATATGGGAAGACCTGGACTCGAAAACCAAACAGGAAGATTTGCTAGATCTGCTCAAGTAACAAATGCGATGGCAGTAGGAAATCAAATACACATGGATTATACTTATAATCCACTTTATAGAGTATTCGAAGACGGAGCACAATATACAGCAAGCTATGACCCAAGACCTCTTATAGAGAGCAGTATAAGAGAATTAGCAGCAGCTAAATTAGAGACAAAATTTACACTTAGGAGAGTATAATGGTAAGCAGAACGAAAAGAAAAAAAGTAGTAGATGCTCTCGTAAAAAAGTTAAAAGGAATTAATGGTAATCATCCCTTTAATTCGAATGTCTTCGGTAATGTAGACGGACATTTAAAATTTTTAGATGAAATAGAACAATATCCAAAACTCTGCGTAGTAGCAGGGGATGAATTCAGAGAATATCAACCTGGAGCATTTAAATGGAGATTGTTGGATTTAACAATAAGAGTATATATTAGTGATGAAAATGATACTCAAGAAACACTAGCATTATTACTAGAAGATATTGAAAGTATTATAGATGATAATGATAGTTTAATGTATGACGACACAGTCGATCCAAGTCTAAGTACAACTTCTTTAACAATAGGAAGTATAAGTACTGATGAGGGAGTTATCGCTCCTTTAGGAATTGGAGAAATGACAGTCAGAGTACGATATTAGGAAACAGGTAAGGCACATAAATATGTAGCCGCACCCTTTCCATTATAAAACGGAGAAAGCAAAATGGCTTTAAATTTATCGAGAAATACGAAAGTATTTGTCAGCTCTGTAAATGGAGTACACGCAAGTGGTGGGTCAGTTAAAACTGTTGATGCAATCGGCGGAACAAATACTAACCATGCCGTAGGCGATGTAGTTACCATGGGAACAACCAGTGGATCTGGTACAGGTTTCAAAGTAATCGTAGCTGCTGTAAACAGTGGTGCCGTTACTGAAGTCTATATTCCCAATAACTTCCGAGGCTCTGGATTTGTAGACAACGAAACTGCAACTTCAACAGGTTCAACTGGAAGCGGAGACAACGGACTTGTATTAACTGTAAATGGTGTTACAAGTACTACTACTACTGACAACTCAAGAGTAGCAACAGGACTATTTAAGGGTAATGGTACCCATGATGGTTCAGCTACTGCTAAGAAAATTAACACTTTTAGAATTGGTGTATTAGACGGGTATAGTTTCTCACAAGGAAGTGAAAGCACAGACGTTACTATTAACGAAGCTGGTGCTACACCTAACCGTGGTTCAAAACGATTCAACGACTCTTTACCACCTGCAGAATGGTCTTTTGGTACATACGTACGACCTTTCAAACATGGTACAGCAAGTTGGAGACAAAGTGGCGACATGGATATGGTAGAAAATATTCTTTGGGCTTCTATATCAGGTAAAGATATAACAGACGGGTCTTTAACAGGAACTTCTGCTCCATCAGTCACTGTAGATTCTACAGATGCTGATATATCTTTTGTAAGATCAGAGCATCATGAATTATTGAAACTTTCAATATTCTTTGCTCTAGAAAATACAACTTATCGTTTGAATGACGCACAGGTAAATCAATGTGAGATTGACTTCTCAATTGATGGCATTGCTCAGTTAACATGGTCTGGAAACGCAACAACAATTGACCAAGTTTCAACAGCAATCGAAGATCCTTCAAAAGTTCTTCATGCAAAACCAAGTGGATCAGACACTTCAGTTACAACTGCTACTTATGTAGAAGGTTACAACTATGCTGACTCAACTGGGCCAGACGATGCTGATTACTTAAGAAACAAACTGTCAACATTAACACTTGTTGCAGCCGCTCAAGGTGGTGGTGCAGCTTCTGGTGGTTTAGACGCAAGAACATATGACATTAACATTACTGGTGGTTC